TGCCGGTTGAGTTGGTGCTGCTCGTCTGCCTGTTCCGTTTCGATTCCGGCGGCAACCAATTTTTTACGCAGTTCTTTGGCCCTGAAATCTTCCTACGCCAGTTCCTTTTCAAGTCCATCCTTCAGGGCTTCAATTTTCAGTTTCTCAATATCCAACAATCTCTTTTCTTCGTCTTCCAGTTGCTTTTTGCGTTCTTCCGCTGCTGTCTTCCGGGCATCGCGCAAACTCTTTTCAATCTCAAATGTGTTTTTGTCACGTTCGGCTTTTATCTCATAATAAGCGATGTCGGCGGCGTTTAATGCTTTTGCGGCCTCTAATCCTTTTTCGCTCAATCCAAATGCGCGCGCTGCGTTTTTTGCTTCTTCTTTAGCAAATGCAACTTCACGATCATAATAGTCTTTTGATACCTTAGACGCTTCTTTTAGCGCATCAATACGCCCTCTTATTGTCGCCGTCTCATCGTCCCCAGCTTCTTTCAGTTTGTCGATTGCTGCCTTTTGCTGGAATGCCTCTACCCGGCTCGAAACTCGTGCTTTGTCGAGAGCCTGAATACTTGCTTCCAAATCATACCCAGCTTTTGCGGCGTCAGCAATGGCACTACCCAGCCCGGTCACCGATTGCTTTATCTTGTCAAATCCTTCGGTAAAGTTCCCGGAAAATATCGATACAATCCCCTCACCAAAGGCGCCAACCCGCTTTATCAGGGTATCGAGTACAGCAGACGCGCCGGCAGTAACCTTACTAATCAGGTCCATGCCTTTTTGAAACTTGCTGAAATAGACCACAACCGCGGCTATAACACCAGCCAGTAGGAATATGGGTGACAATTTCAGAACGATGTTGAGCAGTTTAGACGCCTTTGTCATCCCTTCGGTACCCGCTGCGGCGCTTTTTAGACTGTCTCTGGTCTGGTTTAATTGCTCCTTCCATTCACCTACGGACTTACCGGCAATCTGTGTGCTGTCGATGGAGTTTTTAAGGTGCTGCCGCCAAACGGTCAGCGCCTTATCATTTGCCTTTACCGCGTTGGTTGCGCTGTCGAGTTGCTTTTCGCTTTTTTCGACAGCGTTACCCATGTCGGCAGCAGCGGCAGCCCCTTCAGCAAAACTTTGATCGACCGCAGCGCCCGTTTCCTTGCTCTGTGATTCGAGCGACTCCAAGCGCGCCTCAACCTTTGACAGAAATTCCAGGATATTCCCATCGTCAAAGGATTCAATAATTTTAATGTCCATCTTTGTTACTGTTTCTTTCCGCTGCTTCAGCCGTGGCCTCTTCCAGCAGTTGTATAAACGTTACTATGTCGAGTGCCCACAAATCAGCCATGGTGTACATGGTTCTTATGCGCAAAACCATTTCCATACTGTGCCGCAAATCGGTGGCCATCTTCTCCCATATTAACTGCCACTTGTCGCCCTCTAACCAAAAGTACCCGACAACTTTGCCGCTTGTGCTTGTTGTTCGCTTCGTATTGCGTTCAATGCGTTTGTCAAGCCGTTGACCCGAGCGAGACAAAAAAAAAGTATGTCTTCTTCGCTCACCCCCGATTCCTTCCAGTCGTTTACGACATCTTCTGCCCACTCTGCCGACCATTCCGCCGGGTTTCCTCCTTCCCGGATAAAAAACAGGGTGGCCATAATAAAGGCTTTTTCTGTCCGGCTCGTTCCTGTATCGATTATCTTTTGACGGATCGAATTGCAGTAGAGGAGGATTTCCCGGCGGACCGTTGGGAATGGCCTGTCGTCCGCAACTGTCGTTTCGATGTGCTCGAATGCTTTTAACATCCCCTCGAATGAAAAATCCAGCCCTACCAAGGTGCTGATTTTCTGGTACTCACTGTACCGCTTCATTCCCATTGGAGATCCAGGGGGGAGTGGAATGTATTTGTGTTTTTTTGTTTTGAATGGCAGGATGTTACCCGCCGCGTCTTTTTGCAAAGAAATTATCATAGTGATCTTCGAGAAAGGCGGCAATGAATACCGCCCCGATGATGATTTGAATGTGAAAGCCAGCGCCGTGATACCAATGCCAAATACAGTACCAAAAAGATACTTGCCCGGCGTGGCACTTTGGGCAGACAAACAGCGGGTAAAAAATGTAATACCCCGGACCGTCGTCTGTGTTGCCCAACAGCCTTTGTGCAATCGCCCGTGCTGGTGCAAATATCTGCCCCGGCATGGTAAGGCGCTGCGTGAACAGCCACGACCACAGGGCAATGTAGACGGCTGTTTCGATCATGGTTTTTTTGTGATTGGCCCGGTGACAATGTTGGGGAGGTTTCCGCAATCGATGCACCCGGTTTTCAACACAAACCGCCCGGCGATATTCAGACCAAAATAATCATACGGGTACATAAACAAACCGCGCTCCCTGCCTAATGCTACAAACGAAAAGTTGCCGAACATATCCGGCGTTTTCTGCATTTGCGATACTTCCAAAACATTTACCTGCTTAATCCAGTCAGATACCGGCGTATTGACCAAGCAATCGCCTGAATGAACGCCGTGCAGCTGTTTTATCATTACCGGCACTACATTAGCGGAATAGGAACACTGAGCAATACCGGCGCTTTTCAGGTTCATCCATGCCAAAAACCGCAGGCTAAAACTGTATTCCAGTTCGCTGTTTTTCGGACCAACAACCGACTGGAACTGCACCGCTGCCGTTTCGACAAAGAACGCAACCGCGCCATGTTCACTTTCCGGCACGTATTGCTGATACGTGCTTTCGATATCCGGGTTATCACCACAGGCAACCGGGTAAATAAGGGTGCCAGTTCGTACATTTTGCCCGTTGTCTGCTTTGGTGAATATCGGCTTTTCAAAAGCGGTTACCAGTCCGGCTAATCGAGACGATGGGAAAAACCCTAATTGGGCAATCCTATCTTGCAGTATATCGGCTACAATCTTAATCATGCGCTTTGAGCATTTTAACCGCTTCCTCCGGTGTGATTTCTCCCAGCAGTTCCGTGGAGATAATTGACTGATAAGCGACAACCTGTTTCAAAGCGGAAACTTGCTCGCCCAGGTCTTCCACGTCTGACCGCAGAATAGTGTTTTCAGTGGTTACCGTGTCAATTTTGCCTTTCAGCACATGGAACATTGCCATGGTGTAAACCAATAAGCAGAGGCCAACAATGGCTGTAATGAATCTTTCTTTGTACGAGTTTTGCATGTTGTTCTAAAAGTTGAAATATGAAAGAATACGGCGACGATTTGCCGCCCTGATGATTTCCAGTTCCTGCGCTGACGGTTCCAGTATGTTGCCCCGCTTGCCCGACAACCCCTGCAAAATCTTTTTCCCTTCCTCATTGTCTGGCTCGATCACCACTGTTGCACTGAATATATCGCTGCTCTGTACCCGTGGCGATATGGACGCCATAAGCCGACCTGTTCGCGTGAAGTCTACAAACCCTACCTGATATCCGGCTTTCTGCCTTTGCTTGGCATAGTCCGGCGTGTAGGGCAAAAAGGCACCCCCTTCCGCTTTCTCACCGCGTGTTTGTATGCGCAACTTTACCAGGGCGATTTGATCGAACGCAATACGGAGCGCGTCGGCTTCCCGGTTGGCGATCAATTCAGCCTTTGCCTGTTTGACCCTGTTCAATAAGTCGCGTATTGTTGCCATTATCTTATTTTGGATTTTTCCCACTCTTCAATGGCGTCCTGATAATCTTTAGTTGTATCGGGGTCGCACGGGCTTTCAGATATGGCATGTTCAGCCGCTGCGCATCTTGTTCGCCAATATTTTAACCTGTCCATGATTTCGGTAAAAATCATATCTGGGTCTGTTTTTGCGTTTGGCGGAACACTTAAACACCATGCCGATCCGCCTGTCTTGCAAAGACGATCTATCCATTCATTACCCCTTACTAACAGTAGTTCGGTTGGTATTAGTTTTTGTCTGCGTCCAAATTCTTCTTGTGTCATGTTCTTGCATGTTATTCAGTTTCAAAATCAGGCTGACAGCCCGTAAATATTTCCTGCCGACCATCGCAGGAGAAAATGCCCGTATTCAGTTCTTTACCCTCTTTTCTGGAAGTGAACCGCACACCAGTAAGCGTGTAGGTGGCCACCAATAGGCTGTACCGGCTTATCTGCAAAGTTACGGTATCATTGTAACCAATTGCTCGCAAAGTTGCCAGTGCATAATCTGGGATGTTTTTTATCTCAAACTTTGGCCGCTCCACAACACGGGCATACGTGTCGACCGTTTCGCCGTACCCGTTTATCAGGACATCTTCGTCGACATCGATGTCGGGGATGTCCCACGTTACTGCTGGCTCGCTGTGAAAAAACTGTTCGTACCCATCCTGATACAGAACTGTACCCTTATCCTTCGCGCTGGTCCATTTGATCGATGAATACTCCGGAATCTCCGGAAAGTTGCGCAGCCAAAGTACGTCTGAGTAGTATGAGGTACCGTTGACAACGAGGCGCAAATACCAGTAACCACAATCCACGGTTTCTGAAATTGCCTGATCCTGGAACGTTACCCAAAATCCGCCACCGTCGCGGTTATCCTGATCGAGTATGGCGCTGGATATTTCGACCGTGGTCGTGTCGTCGATTGCACTGACAACGAATAACGCCGCACTGCTGACCGTTCCCGTTGGCCGGTATAACTGGAAGGGTATCAACCGCGTTTTGTGGCCAATCAAACCAAACGGCAGCGCGTTTTGTCCTTCCTGCCGGTGGCGTTGCATATCCTTATCTGTATAGAACGGCAATAGGTTGCCCGCGTTTACTGGTATCATTATGCTTCGAATATTGGGCGAAGTTTCAGCCGCCCGGTTTTGAAAGAGTATTCAGCCGACGTTACCCGACCCGTGCCTAATGTTGTAGTGACCTTTTGCAGATCATCGAACAGCGTCAGGTTTCGCAGCGGTATTTCTAACTCCGTTTGCTGCTTTGTGGCCAGTACGGAGAAAAAGGTAAAGTACTCAAATGATGCCCTGTACCGCTTTTGGGCGTAATAAAACCACCGCCGGTAATACCAAAATTCACGCAGGTAATACGGCGTCATTTGAACGTTGAGCACTCCAATAATGCTATCGGATTTTCCATCGACCATTAACTGTCCGGAATACTCAAAACAGTTTACAAACACGATCAATTCGTCGCTGAAATCTTCCGGGTTTGCAAAGATGGATTGAATATCGTTACAGGCCCCCGAAGATATTGTTTCCCCTGGTGGACCGTAAGCGGGTACGCAATTGGATGGTATTGGCGATCCGGCCGGAACTTCATAACTGAAATCCCACCGCTTAAACAATAGCTGCGATTGCGCCTCGCTATCGTGGAAAAACGCTTCACCGCTTGGTGGCACATCCTGTTTATAGGTGTACTGCTCTTTTCCTCGTATTGCCTGTGGGTAATCGGTAACCAGGTCCAGCCCACCAGTGGTATCGTCGTAAAATGAAACGTGTTCCACTACTAACTCACTACCGGACAGCGTTGCCTTTACCTGAAACGTGTTGCCCAGGATTTGAAGGAAGTCCTTCAGCGATTTGAGCAGCACCGTGGCGGGCTCAGTCGCGTCAGGTAGTTTAATGTCTGTAATTTGGTAGACCAGTAGATTGAAGTACTTTTCGTCGGCGTAGAGGTCATTTGTGGGGCTTGTGCCGGACGGGTTAAGATTGAATAGGTTTGATTTGATCGTTAAACCGGATCCGTCCAGGAACTTATCAAACACTGTTTCCAGCGTCAACCCATTACAAAGCCCGTAATTTGCCCGGGTATCGCCATTCATCCACCTATATTCTCTGTGGTGAACCTTAAAATACCACACGTCAGGGAATACGGCACCAATGTACTGTGTATCTTCAGATGAAAGCGACGATATTAACTGTGCGTCCACCTTACGGAAAAACTTACATGGTGCCGTTCCTTCCGGTTTCCAACTACCCAGGTCACCGCCTGGTAAATCACTAACGAGGCTGTATGTCCCAGTAGTTATTTCTCGCCTGAATGTCGTTGTTCTGGTGGCTTCCCAGTCCAGTATGCCAGCCAGTTTTTCCAGCCTGATATCGTCATACACAACTTCCCAGCCCAACGATAAGTCCGGCCATGCGCTATTCGGGAAATCATTTTCTCCGCCTGTATGGATTCCCGCCGGGAAAGTTGGGAGCGGTACGCTAATCACCTGCACATCGGTAAACTCTTCGTACTCAGTAAGCGGGTCCGTGGCCAGGGTTGCAAAGTTGACGAAGAAACAAACCTTTGTGGTGCCAGAAAGTATGTTTATTGGCTTTTCCCAAATATTGTACAGCACTGTGTATTTGTCGTGACTTTCCGCTTTTAGTTTTATGCTGCATTTGGAAAGATCGAACTCCGCGCCATTCAGATATGCCGTTCCAAAGAACTCGAGTACATCAGTGGCCAGGTTGGTTACCTCTACGGTTATAGGTAGGCATTTGTCCGGGCCGTTTTCAATGGCAAGCAGGTACGCATAATCGTCACCGGTGAACAGTAGGCCGTCCTTAATTCTGCGGCGTAAAAACTCCTGTCCGCTTTCCTCAACGAACTGCACCGCGATATCATCCTGTGTAGGATAAACCGTTGTAGTCGTTCCGTTGTGGGTCAGGTCGACCCTGTACCGTGTTAGAAATGCGCTGTACATTTATATCTCTACTCCGTTTAAATCGCCCTTTAAAACTTCACCTTCAGGAACAAACGCAACCGGATTTTGAATAGTGGGGAATATTGGCTGCAATGGCTGATTGAAGGTGTGGACCACGATAAACAACCCACCCCCGTTTTTCAAATGCTCGATTTCGTCTTCCTCTAATTTCCAGCAGGTAACCGCCGTTCCTTCGCTGTCAAGGAAAGCAGGAAGCGGATGAAATTCGGGCTGATTCTCTCCGAAAACAATGTTGTGGCCTTTGAACTTAATTGGTACCATGGTTTATTTCTGATTTAAAAGTAAAACCTCTGCCACCTCATCGCTGACAAAGGAAAGGTGATGTCTGCAATTGTACCCGCCACAATGCAGGTACGGGTTATAAATCGGCGGTTTCCCCTTCCATTCTAATTCGCTCCAACCCTCTATCTGCTTACGGCTAAAAACCTTATTTACCCGGTCCTCGCAAAATTGCCTCGTGGTGTCCATGATGGTGCCGGAATAGATCGCAAAATTTAGTTTTAGTTTGTCAGCATAGACCAGGTTTGCGGACCTGTCGAGTGTTTGGTACAGGTCGTATGTGGCCCGTTTGAAATACTGCTCCAACATCCCAAACCCAGGCTTACCAACAAACACCGAACGGAACAACTTTTGGAAGTCTGCCAGTTTCATCTTTGCGCCGATTGCCTGATTCATAAGCGCCGCAATTTTCCCCGTAACAGGGTTTCCCTGAAATACAAGGTCCAAGTAGCCACCCGGTAAGATCGTGTCTTTGGCAGCATCGTACCCCCATAGTTTCAATGCTTCCTGCCGTGCGGCAACTGTTAAGGAATCTTTTACAGTTGAAATCGCATTGAAGTAATCCCGATTTAGCCCCAGCAGTTTTTCAGCGGCTTGCAGGATCGGTTTTAGTATATAGCGTTTGAACTTGTTACCCCACCCGGTAAACATGTTAACCAGTCTTTGCACTTTGGTCAGGTTCCGGTTACTATACACAATCCGCCCCCCGTCTGTTTCAATTTCGCCGGTCAAAAACTCCACAAACATATCGTACCCTGTCGCCTGATACGCCCGTACCATGCTGTTGAGGTCTGCCGCTGCTTTATCGGCAAACGCTATACGTGCGCGCTGCTCTGCGTTACGCTGGTTGGGCTTCTGGGTCGAACGTTTGGCCATTGTCGATACTGATTATTTTTGCTGTTACTTCCGCAACCTTTGCCATCACGACTTTCTTTTGTTCGGCATAGGTCAGACGGTAAAATACTGGTACGGTGTCCGGCTCCGTAGACGCTTCAAGCCGTGCAAGGTCTTCCGCTTCGATCTCCTGGAAGATAGATAGCCAGTTTTCGTACAACACTTTCTCCGGATCATTCCCGGCCCTGGTTGACAGTATGGCTACCCGTTCGTTTTCAGGTTTGTCCGCAAATGGTAACCAGTCGTACCGTGCCAACATCCAAGCAACTTCTTCCTGGTTGTCTTCGCTCTGTTTGTAGATGATATTTTCTTCGATGTTCCGCTGTACATCGTACCCGGCCCCGCTGTTTTTAGCGGACGTCAGGTCTGCAAACAATTCAGAAAGCGGTTTCATTCGTTTGTCCTTTGGGAACCGGTGGACCGCCTTAATGTCAAACTCTAAATACTGAGCGCCAATTCTGTACGCCAGCATCCAAAGAAGTGAAATAGTTTTTTCAAACGGCGTTAGGGTATCATACAGCGCTTCCCAAGCGTAATTTTCAGCCGTGGCAGTTGCGGCGCCTGTCGCCTGTTCAATTATTCCAATATTGAAAACGCAGTTCATTACCCGTATCACATCCTTATCGACTTGCTGATCAAAAAACGTAGGTAGTGTAATATCGACCGGCTCTTCAAATGAAAGTTTCGACAACTCCAAAAGCGCGGTACTGTTCAACGGTGTGGCCAATTGGTTTACCTGCTGTTCCGTGGTGAACTGGGTTTTGCCGGTTCCCCCGCAGGATGTACACCGGTGGCTGTCCTGCCTGATCGATCCGTAAAACCCGCCGTGACATTTCCCCATTTTCGGGTCTTCATTATCGCAGGGCTTTACATATTCCCATCGTTTGCGGAATGCGTGAAGTATGCGTATGAGGTCACTAATTGACTTATCCCGGATAACATCCTCCAAAATATGTTCCGCTGGATCGAACCAGGTGACAAAGGTTTCCTGATCGGTCAGGTCATCCCGGTATGCACCCACACACATAGCGGGAACCTCCTTTGTGCCATTGGTGGTAACCGACATGCCGAACAAACGCGGATCCTGTCCAGGCAGTGCAATTTCTTGCAATGTCTCGCCGGGCAACACTTCGCCCACTTTCAGTACTTCGCGGAATTTAACGACCCCGCCCGGGTAGAACGTGTAGTAATCGTACAAATACCGCTCTGCTGCGGATTTCCCATCATTCAACGAAACAATGCGCGTTTCCTGTACTGTCAGCGTTTGGAGATCACCACGAAAGTGGGTGTAATTCAAAACGTCACAGCTACGGACTACCCACGGGTAAATTCTGGTTTCAATAATATTCCCCTCCGCGCCCCGCTTGTCGTTGCGGTCAAAAATGATCCAGGCATTAGGGTCTGTAACGCCCAGGTGTTCGGCTTTGAAAACCAGCCAGTCCATAAGGTTACGGTTGTCGGCGAAGTTTTCAAACTGGATATTTAATTCAGAAAGGCGGTCTTTGTTGCCCGATTCTAGGATGATATTTTGCCCCGGTGTCTTGCCGATCTTTTGCCAATATTTGCGGGGCCTGGAAAGTATGTATTTGGTCAGGGGATTGTACAGCCTGAAGCGTTGGTCCTGCAAGTCCTGATTTTCCAGGACCCTGTATTTTGTCACCCGGTCCTTGTGACCTTCGCCAGTGACCATTTCCTTTGCCCAAATAGCGCGGTCGATTGCTCTGCCGTACCACTTGTGGCGAGCGCCTAAAATGGCGCTAATTATTTGTTGTAACAGTTCCGGGTTCATGCTTTGGAAAGTTTCTTTCTGCAAATGTACTTGTACTTTCGATAACCACCCCCAAAAACTCTGCCGCAAATTGGCAGCAGCGGTCTACGTACCTGCGGAATTGCGGCTTTGTGAGCGGCTTAATACTGCCCGTTGGGGTAAACATTCGCTTTAGTTGATCGTGGGTTTCGTTGTTATCCCACTGGTTACCCATGTCATTACAGCCCCGGCGAATGGCGGGTACAACGTGCCCCCAGTAGTAGCGGTTTAGCCAGTCTTCCCGGCCCTTGTTGTCTTCGGAGAATACCACACGGATTTCACATTCCCCCAGTGTTTCCCATACCTGCTGCGCGACGGCTTCGCGGTTTGATAGTTCAATGGTCGGTTTGCCGTTTTTCAGATAGACGCGACCGTAAAATATTGCCTTATCCATTAGTAATTCAGGAAGCCTTTTAAGTCGTCAATAAGCCTTTGAATTTCGTCAAATTGTTTTTGCATTTCCCTTTTAGCCTTAATGTCTTGGTAGTGAAAATAAAGAGATAGCCCTAACGAAAACAGGGAGAAAACAATACTTACTATCGATAGAATCATGGTTTTAGTTTTTAATGGTTGAAAATTAAATACAAGGCGGCTTCGGCAACGGCATCCAATGGGTAATATCTGGATAAAATTCACGTGCTGGCCATGCAAAGTCTTCAGTATCTAAGTCCCTGCAAAAAGCAGGTTCCTTCATTCTTTCTGACACCCGCCCGCCTTTGTCGTAAGATTTTACATTTGAGTAAATAAGGATTTCCGGCTCGTCATCTCCGACGGTGCAGCAAAGTACCCTTTGCTCCAATTCAGGCGCCTTTTCTTTTAAGTCGATCCAATTAATAAAAAATACTTTGGCGTCCTTATCCATCGCTTTTAACAGTTACATTTTTGATAGATACGGTGTTTGCTACCTTATCGTATGCAACCCGGAAAACAATAACCGAGCGCATATCACGATTGCTTTTTAGGCTGCTTAGCAGATCGCGGAGTGCTTTACTTTGTTTTGCGGCTACACCTACCTTAGCCCCTATGCCAGTCATAACGTTATCCATTACGAACTGTACAGGAACGTGCATTAGTGCTTTTCGGGAACCAACGTTTGTGCTAATCATAATGTGCATTTCTCCAAACGAGGGCGCTATCTGCTCAGTGCATTTTGTTTGGCCAATTGGCGGGAGTGCTGGCAATACTGATTTTTTTTGCATGTTCTAAGTTTTGATATTTATAAAAACGCCGCACATCAGCCCTCTTTTGGGTTGCGGTGCGGCGAATGAATTAACCCGCTGGTAACCTCCTGCAAAATCGCAGGGCCAGTTACCGGTTTATCCATCTCAATGAAAAGTGACACGAATATACAGGATTTTTTATAACCACTGCAACCCCTCATCCCCAACCATTGAAAGAAACGCATACCGCGCACCGTCCCAAAGGTGGTCGTAAGCCTTTACCGGTGTGTTGTCAAGGCTGCCGTCTTTGTCGCGCCGGTAAATGTAGTTTTTGGCTTCTTTCTTCCAGTTTGTCGAATCGTCGGTGATATTCCATGTGTAACGCTTCATTGCGAATATTTCACTTTTTACGTCCTTTTTTACGCACGGCTGTACATTGTAACCACCCATGTATTTTCCCTCAATCATGTGCATTTGGCACAGGTAGGAAATCAGCATAGGGTTGGCACTATCCGCCAAAATAGGTACGGTTTTATCAATGCCCAGCCCGTCCATGTACTGCACTATCTGCGGCTCAATCAGCCCGTGTTTATACATCAACTCTTGCCCCCATACCTTCCCGTCGGATAACCCAATCTTGCAAATGGTCGTGAAGCTGTTTGCAAAGCCAAAGTCCATACCATACCGCACATCCTGCAAATACTGCGGTAGTGACGGCACCCAGTTCACATTCCCGAATACCTGACCAGTAAGGGCGCCACGTTTGCCCAATCCAAATACTTTGTAATGCTCCGGTGATTCCGTCTTGTAGCGTTCAATCTCCGCGACCATTTCCGGCGGGGCAAACGGATTGTTCCGGTACGTGGAGAAAAACCACTGCGCTGTTTTGTCTGCCAGATACTTTTCGTGTGCCCAGAAATCAGAGGTCGGGTTAAAGTCGATGTACACCTGTTTGCGGGTGCGCATCATCAGCTGTTTAGCCGTGTCAAATCCTATATGGTTCGCCTCATTAAAGAAGACGTAATCCCGGCTCCCGTGCGTTGCTGCCTTGCTGTCAGGGAACGCCGCAAACTCCAATATGCTGCCATTCTCAAAACGGTACGTGTTGGTTGATCGGTTAACCCCTACTACCCACGATGCAAACGGCTGGTGTTTGATGATTTCTTCAAAGTCCCGGATTGACCCTTTGCGAAGGGTAGGCAGTGTTTCGGCTGTTACGGTGATAACCGTGCCGGGCACTTCCATTGCCCGAAAGCACAGCACTTGCAGAATAGAGAATGTTTTGGAAGATCGGCTTCCGCCCTGGTTGATTACGTAACGCGCCCGACATCCGTAGTTCCAGTAGAATACAGGTGTAACCTTTACGTCAATGTTTGGCGTGGCTCCCATTTACGGAATAATCAGGTGGTCAATAATGTCCATATCTCTGGGACGCGATAAAAAGCGCTGCCACCTTGCGCATATATCAACTACACATAAAAACAGCCACAACGGAAGAAGTGCCGCAATAGGGAAAAAGTTCTGCAATTCTACGCTATGTTCATTAGAAACAACTCGCATAGGGTACAGCCATACAACAATGGCAAGCACTGTTGAGATAATGGTGTGAAACACTGATAACATTTCACTGTATTTTGATAAGTTTATCATAATGCTATTCGTTAGGTAGGTCGTCTTCGCTGGTGATCGGTTTATCGTTCCCCATGACGATAATATTGATACCGGCTATTGTTGTGGTGCTGCCGGTGCTGGCTCCTGCTTCCGTTCCTTCCTTTTGCAATTGGAATACACCCGCCGGTTTGCCGTGTGCGCGCTCGAGCATATCCTTTACAATCTCATAGCCTTTGCCAGCCAGCATTTCACGTGCAATCAATTTGATAAGGTAGGGCTGATTTACATCGTTACTCATTTCCCGCAATTCCAATTCAGTGCAATTCAGTAGCGCTTTATAGGATTCGTTTACCTCAACATTTGTTACGGCTGTGATCCCTTGTTTATGAAGGTCGGCCACTACCGAACTTACCAGCTTACGAGGGCCGCGATTGATGTTTTTAGTGTTGCCTGACTTTAGAGTGCCTCCGTTTCTTCCGGGCCGTTTCTTTTCCATGTTTCCGGTATTTACGAGTGATGCACGAGTGATTTAGTCTTTACTGACGATGTTACCATGCTGCAAATATACAGCATCCTTCAAAAACCGTGCAAATAGCAAAGCCCCGGCGCTTTTGCCGAGGCTTTAACTACAATTCGTATTTAGTTGCCAAGTTGTATGTGAACAAAAATGCCGCCATCATTACTGAAAGCGGCAAATCCCAAAAAACCAATTGTAAACTTCTTTCTGATTTCTCCCTTTACGGTTTAACCAGTATATTCCTACCGTGTTTTACGAACCATTGGGCCGGTACCTTGCCTGCGTTCTTTCCCTGCGCGTGGGGACTTAATAACAGTCTATCCTCCCGGCCCTTCTTCAGTATAGTTGTTGCGGTAGCAGGACTCGAACCTGCGGCCTTTGGGTTATGAGCCCAACGAGCACTCCATCTGCTCCATACCGCAATACAAAGATAAGTCAATGCCAGTCAAAAGAAAAAGTCCGTTAACATTTCTGCCAACGGACTGCATCAAAACAAAACGAAAAACCAACTATTTGAACCGCTAAGGTACGGCAATTACTTTTATTTATCCTCCGACCACACACCAGGGCCCCAGGTAATCCCATATTCGTGAGTTCATTATTTTCATACTCCCACTTTCTTACCCTTTCGTTTAGTCCTTGCAATTGCTGCCATGTTCCTGATGCTTGTATGATTCGCTCTTCGTTGGTATAAGGATAAAAATTTCTTTTCCCGGGATTTTGCGTAACTTCCTCGATTCGCTTTTTTAGTTCGCTGATTTCTATATTAAGGCGAACAATGGTATCTTTTAGTTTTTGATTTGCTTGTTTTATCTGTGACGGTTTCATAGTTGCTTTACTTTTTTAATTTCTCCGTTTTCGATGGTAGTCTCCGTGATTACCGTTTCGTCCTTTCCCGTTGCATAGTCAATACCAAATTGTGTAAAGCCTTGCTGCCACCAATAAGGCCCAGGTTCGTCACTGTCATTTTCAGGAATCAGGACATTATCAGGAGCCATTGTAGCCATCGCGCAACATCTTACCGGAATAATATACTCACCACCTTCGATTCTGGATTCGCCAACCTGAATATCTGGCGACGATATTCCACCAGGCGCAAACTGCTTCACGACCTGTCTGTTAATCCTGTCCCTTGCCCTTTTGACCGCTGCTTCAAACAAGCAAAATGCGAGCCTGGCGGCAAAATTTATTCTGTTGCGGCGCTGCACGTCTCTTTTGTGCTGCCGGTTCATGCGGCGTTTTCTGTGTCGTTTCATCGTTTTAATCTGTTTATGCTGTCTTGAAAATGGATTCGATAAATACTTTCATCAATCTGCCTGATCTTTTCGTCTGCCTGGCATGATCGATAAAGCATGAATGAGAAAAATATAACCAGCCCGACGTTTACTGCAAAACTAAGCAGGCTAAACGATTTTCGGCTTTTTGCTTTAGGCGCTGACCGTTTGCGCCGTTTGAGTGGCAGTTTTGGTTTTACCCGGTTTTCGGCCTGTTGCTCTTCGCGCCGGTTTACAGCCTCGTTAAACGAGTCAACGCCATAGTGATAATTATTCATGATGTTTTATTTGCTTCGTAATAAGTTACTTGTTGAGCGACTCCCAGTTTACCCATTTCCGTAATTGCTTTTGACGCAATCAGCCTATCAAACAGCCGGCTTGTATCATCAGTATTTATCCCCGATTCGATTACATACCGGCAAAACGTTCTGTAAGTGAACCTGTCGCCCGGCCTTAACCGTAATTCAGGAACGTGTTTTGGTACTGGTTTTTTCGCCACTGTCTAATTCATTTATAAGTGAATCAATTGCCTTTTTCAGGGCGTGTTTTTCGTTGAGTGATGCCCAGCCCCGGCGGAGTGTACTGTTTATGAGCAGACGGGTGTACATCGAATCATTTTCGAGTGAAAAGTCTGCCGGGTCAATCGGAGTGCCCTTCAGGTGGTGCAGTACAAAGGCCACTGCGTTGTGGATGCGCTTACGTCTGCTTAGTGGCTTATCCATTGCCGTGCTGTTATGTAGATTAGTTTGAAAATGGTGTTCGTTGCGCTCATTGCCGCATCCTGATCCTGCGAAACAAGCAGGGCAAAAAGGAACATTACCGCCCATATTTGTACCAACCAGATTCCCGCCATGATCGGAATGATAACCGCGCCGACAATTGACCAGAACCATTCGGTGTGGCCGTCGCCCTTGTAATACCGCACACCAAACGATTTAAATGCCCGGTGCGACCATTGCTCTAACTCCCGGTGAAAAGGGCAATACACGGCAAAAATCGGAATAGGTATTCCCGGCGCTGCCTTGTCTACTTGGTTAGCCCTTTTCTTTACCTCGCCACCTGTTATGCCGGATTTGCCAAATACCACAAGCGGAAAGTTGACCATGAAGTACCACCACCCAGGAACGAACGGGTGAACGGTTTTAGTTTTGCGACGCTTTGCCATTGCTGTTAAAGTCTTGATGATAAATATACTCTTCAGTCCAACGACTTTCTTTGATGCCGTCGAGTTCCCGCCTCCGCTTATCCCTTTCTTCCAAACACCACTGAGTAGCAAACGCCTGGAAGTCCTCAAAACTTTCGTTGACAACAATGCCCTGGCGCTCAAACCGGCTTTGCACTTCCATGCCCTTTTTGCTGGTGAAATACGTATAAATAAACGGCCTGCGAAACATAATCAAATGTACCCTGACTTCGTGCGTGTTATACTTTTTCAGCAGGTCAATGGTCCGGCGGCAAACGTCGCTCACCTCCGTGTCATATTCATCGACCGAAACGCAGTAAATAGATTCTACCTGCTGCATGTAGGTAATTGCCTCGAGCCGTCCTGCAAACTTTTCTGCAATTCCCGCCCACTGGTGTGCCGCAACAACTAAGCAGACAATACCCAATGCAGCTGCGACAAACTGGTGATGATTATTCCAAAGCAGCATGCAGAACAAAAAAGCAAGCCCCCCGGCAAATTTGAAGTACAGCCAGCCTGTGGACTGTACCTTTTTTTCTTCTTCAATGGTTCTCATTGTTGCTCGTCGTTTTCAGGTTTATAAATAGCGGCCTTTACCGTAAAGAATATGGCAAATATTGCGCTTACCGCCGCAACACAATAGGCAATACCTGAAAACACTTCATCGTCAGATTTTGATGCCGTTATAAATAAATTAATACATGGTATTGCATTTGCAATTGCAATGGATAAATAAAAAAGTCCTTTCATTGTGTGATGATGATAATGATGGTCAATAAAAGCAGCGCGACGAACGCGCCAAAGGCAAAGTATTCAGAGTGTCTTTTCATATTGATAGATTGTTTGAAAGATGCGGTAAACTACTTGCGGCACTACGGCGTTTCCGAGTCCCTTAATTCTGTGTATCCGATCGGGTACCCCATCATCCACTCCACAAACTGCGGGTTTAGTTGTCCACTCATCCCAGCAGTCAAAATCGCGCCCGGTATGCTGTCCCGGTCTCGCAGCGAGACCGGGAGCATTGAGTTGTCCGCGTCCTGTGCTGTTGGGGTTGGCAGCATTCTGCACACCTCCAACAGCGACGGGCTGAAATCTTCCCGTGTTTTCCCGCTCTGTTTGTTTGCGAGTGGCGTCGGAAGGAGAATCTTTGAATACTCCGGTCTTTTGGTTGAGTGAAAACCTGCCGTTCGCAAATCCATGCCGCCCTGCCCGTGTGATCCTGTCCGTGCATTCCCGCCCGATGTGCGCGGTGTCGGCAACAATCCTTTCCCCGCCAATTCCATTAAACTCGTTGAATGCCTCCCTCCCTGTTCCGCATTGCTGGCTGTCCTTCCATTCCCCATCATACCCAACGCGTCGAACGCTTGAGGCGTAGGCAACAAACCAGATTCTTTCCCTTTGGTGCGGTGCGTTACAGCCCGCAGCTGGAAGTAAGAACGGTTGCACTTCGTACCCCGCAGATTCCAAATCAGACTGCACCTCGTCGAATACCATTCCCCCGTTCCAATTAATAAGGCCGCGAACGTTTTCGCCCACAACCCAACGTGGTTGGATTTCTCGAATGACTCTAAGCATTTCCGGCCAGAGATGTCGGCTATCTTCTTTTCCTTTTCTTTCACCGGCTGTACTGTACGGCTGGCATGGGAATCCTCCGGAAATAATGTCCAGTTTTCCGGCGAAAGGTCGCCCGTCAAACTCTCTAATGTCGCTGAATTGTTGTGCATCGGGGTAATGTTGTTTTAAAAGTTTCTGACACCAGGCATCTATTTCGACCTGCAATATGTTTTCCCATCCCATCCATTGTGCGGCCAGATCAAAGCCGCCAATACCGGAAAATAAAGAGCCGTGTTTCATCGCTGATTCGTTAAGTCCTGAGCGCTGCCGTGAGCGCCCTGGATAATGTTAACCTCAATGCCCTGTTTCGTGCGGACAGGTTCCCGCTGTACTGGTTCCTCTTCTTCCACCCGGCGGAATAAACGAGGCACAAACATTAGCAATAGCCCGACAATAACAATGCCGAACACCCACACGGCAAAGTAGCCAACTTCACTAATGGCCGTCGTTGCCCCCTGTGCAGCCGTGGCAGCCTGCGCGTTCATTGCTGATGCTACATTCCAGATCACCCAAACAAGGGCAACACCGGAAACCAGGGAGATAACCACAACGAACGAACGTGCGCTCTGGATTGCCGATTCCAGCAGTTCGAGCCAGGCAACAGCTACCTTTTCCCGTGCCTGCTCAACGGTCTGCGCTGGAAGCGGGTTGATAACTGCGGTGTCGGTGCGGCTTACCGTGCCGTCTACCTTCACCGTATCGGTTCGGCTTAGTTCGCCCCCGTTCTTTTCGATGGCAGCAGGTAGCCAGTTGTGGCCGTCCCATTCGACAATCATGCCCGTGGGTAAAATTTTGATTGGTGGTTTGTGCGCTGTTTCTTGCATGTTCTAACGGGTGTTTTGCGGTTATTCCCCCGCACGTGATGAATTGATAACTTGTTGATAATCACAACCGCAAAATTATTTGCGGGTGAATTGCGGGCCGTTTTTCGGATTACACGGAGTAGGGAGTTTTTCGATAAACGCCTGAAACGCTCCGCCGTCCTTCAAAACCCGTTTAATCCTGCCTATCCGGGTGCCATCCAGTGTGCAAACGTGCTTCCCTTCCGTGACGTTGAAAATGCCTGTCAACATGCCTTGCTCGTGGGCTTCAATCCGTGAAGGGAAATCCAACATTGCCATTTTGTTCGCTGGATTTATATACCAGTGGGTAACGTAGAATATTTGCATGTTATAAATTTTTTCTGATTCGTTCCTGTCCTTCCTGTTCCCGGCGGTTGTCAGCATTGTTGAACGCCTTTACATAATCGTCAAGTTTGCGCTCAGACATCGGCAAAATTTTACTGATATCCTTTGCGCTTTTGCCTTCGGACCAAAGTTCTTTTATCTGCCTGGTACTGTGTTGCGCCGCTTCCGTTTTCTTCCACTTGTCGCCAATGGCCGGGTGATCTGAAAGGTGCGCCGCATCGTATCTATCCAGGTCTTTCGTTCCCTGTTCGCCCTTCACATTTACGTTGACCGCTTCGTAGTGCTGGCTGTCCTTCCACGCGCCAGCAAACCCGAACTTGTCTACTTTGCTTTTTGCTTCGCGTTGCAAAGCCGGTGCCTGCTTCGTGGGTCTTTCCGGGATTGCGTATTCGTTCAACTCCGGCATTTCGAAGCGAAACAAAGGTAAGATATTTAATTTAATTATGTCAAGTAAATGCCACATTATTTTTCAGAAATATTGCGTGTTTGGAAAGTGGAGAACAAAGGTATTAGTGTCATTGCCCACGAAAGGCAAACTGAAATCCAGTAACGCGACTGCCCGGTAATATTTTCGCGCAGCAGCACAAAAAAAGATTGACCGTGGAGCCAGGCAAAGCCAAAGGAAAGAACCACGCATACGAATAGCCCCCAATCTTTTGCACTGCCTGATACATCAGGATTGCGCACTTTGATAACGGTATGCACGTAAAACCCTGACGCAATACCCCCAACAATCAGTCCGGAGAATCCCAACAGCAGGAATGAACCAATTAATACCAGCAGGATTTCCGCGCCATTGATCGCATCTAATAACCACTGAAACGAGGCTTGTTTGTCCAGTGCTTCAATTGCGGCTTTGTCGATTTCTGCCTGTAACTGTTTCGCGGTTTCGTTTGCGGCTGCTTCGCGTTTGCGAAGTTCGGAGATTTCGCGCTGTAAAACATCGTCCTGTGGTGGTTTCGCAAAAGCGATTGTAACTGCTTCCGTTTTTTTGTTCGCGCTTCGTGCCTTCGTGGATGGCGAGGCAAAGCCCGGCGCTACCTCAGCATGTTTGTTAAACTTTACACCGGGGAATTTTGCGCGAAACTTTGCGCCCACGGCCTCGGGAGTAATCCCGTTTTTTTGTGCGTACTCTGCGTATGTCATTCTTTTGTCGATTTGCATGTTTTGAAAATTGCCAGGCGATTATTGCAACGGCCCGGCTCACTATAACACCTTATTTATTATACTTTTTGCCGCTCAATATTCATTAGGGCCCACTTTGTTGTGCGCCCGTGGATTAGTGTTGCGGCATCCCTGTTGTGCTCATTAGATCGGCCAGTGTAGCCGGTCAATTGCTGGAACTGTCCAGCGTTTGTTTTCGTAGGCATGTTGAGCATTTGAATACCGACGAAACTTGCCTTTATGCTTTCCTTGTCTGCGCGGTGCCTGTCAGATGGCGCAATACGAAGTACGGGAACATTTGACCGCTCGAATAGGCTGATCAGGATTTTTGCAGCTGCTTTTGACTGTCCTACATCCTGCGCCCTTTTCATTGCAATAGAAAAGGCGCCTTGTACATCTGCCATGGTTCCAGCGCTTTGCTTCATTCCGTACCGGCCAACTTCTTTCCCGGCAAATTT